TTAAATTTTCTCCTCTTCTTGCGGTGTAATATAGTTTGGATTATCCACCCATTCCGAACCTGTCCACATTTTACGGAGTATGAATGAAGCATCGTACACCGCAACCGGAATATATTCACTTTCTGCCCTTTCTTTAAAGGTATCTAGTATGCCAATGCAGATAAGATTTCCAAATTCGTCTTCTTTCACTTCTAGGTAATAAAATCTTTTTTCCATATAACATCCTCCTTACATTTCGAGACAATGCCAAACCATTGTGGGCCCAAAGGTATAACTATTAGAACTATAATCAATTGTGAATACCGCTGTTTTTGTTGCAATGTCATAACTTACTGTTAATTCATCGGTTAGGGTATAAATTCTTGAACTAGCTGTTGATCTACCCAACTTGATATTATTCACAAAATCATACATAAAAAAGGTTCCTGAGTAACCACTACTCATATTATTAAAAAGTGCAATCATGAGTGGTTCATTAGCAAAGGTCATAGTAAGGGTGTAAACATATAAGGTTGAATTGGCAGTAACCACTGTGCAACTCCCAGCTTCATAGTGAGAAGCAACTTTTGCCGTTCCTGGTACACCAAAGATGTCTATTCCTGATTTGATATTTGCTGCAACTAAATCAGCATCGCCAGCAATAGTTTGTATACCAGACAGATATTGACCAGAAGCTATTGTTTGATTTGCTGTTCCTGGTGTAATTGTGGCTGCCGTCTTTGATGGAATTGTTCCGGCGACCAACGCCCCGTCCACATAAGCCTTCTTACCGCTTAATATCTGCGCGGCTGTGGCGTCCCCAGCGCTGGTATCTACGACGTTCGCGTTGCCCGCTACGCCGAAAATGTTAGCACCGGCCTTTATATTTGTGCTGATCAGATCAGGATCACCGACAACGTATCCATTTCCATTATGGTATCCAACTGGGATTGCTTGATTGGCTGTGCCCGGCGTGATCGTAGCTGCTCCACGATCTGTCATAGTACCTATAAGCCCGGTATCATCGTCGTTGCTGAAAAATTTCCCCGCCAGTACGTTTGCAGCAACTGCATCACCTTCCGCACTGGCCTCAATAAAAAAATGTGTTAAGTCGGAGTTCAAAATGAAAGTATACGGCTTTCCTGTTTTCATTGTGGGGGCCGTTGTCGTGTTAGGCTTATATACCGGCAATGCAGCAAGGGAATTGATCTTTAGCGTTGTCGCTGCACTTCCGTTATTGCTGGTCGCTATGATAGTGACCTTCATCCCGGCACGATAAGCGGTGACGTTGGGAAGTGTAACAGTTAATGCGGTTGCTGTGCCAGCAGGGATTTTGGCATCCATGCCACTAACACCAGACTTGACCTCATTGATTGCTCCCACTATGTTGGATTTTTCCTCAGTATTTAGATCTACTAGATCACCTACATATGCTTGGATGATCGGCTCCACATCCTCCGCGCTAAGGTAAAGCGGATTCCCAGAAGCCTCAAAGGTCACGTTCCCCGTGTTTTCCAGCTTAATAAGCAGTTTGAGACGTTCATAAACCAGCGTCCCGGAGTTGCCGTCTGGTATGTATTCTCCATCTGATCCGGCGTGTGAATAGAGATATGACTTCTCCTGGTGCGTGTCCGGGTCTTCGGCGAATACTCCGAGCTCGCGGGCATAGAAGCCCTGGGACATTCCTTCATTGCTCAGAGTTGCTATAACGGCTGCGGTGATGCTGTCTTCCACAAGCTGAATCGCATCGATCGACATAGACATCCGCTCGCTGATCAGTGCGGAGCGGTTCACTAACGAGCCGCCACCGAGAAGGCCGTCACCGAGAGCAACCCTCGTGAAATGGAGCGGTTTGCCTTGCTGGGCCTTTGCGTAAAGAGCCATTCCGTCTGTTGTTAATACTAAATTAATAAATGCCATATTATCACCCCTGTCTTATGGTTATCTGTTTGCCGACAACACAGGCCCCGGCAAAATATAGCTGCGCCTGATAGCGTTGCTCCTTCTCGAATGAGAGCAGCGTCCGGGCTGGTTTTATTTTATTGAGCTCCTGCAAGAGCAGCTCCCGATCTTCGAGGACGACGTCACCGCCTATGAATCTAACTTCCGCCTCGGCCCACCGATCAGGATTGTCAAAGAGATTGATCTCAACATTATCATATCCAAACGAACGGGCCAGATAACGAATGCCTGTGTTCATCCCTGCGGCCTGGGCGATGATGCCTTTCGCTGCAAGGCGGTTTCGGTATCCTTCGGCAGTTTCGCCCGCGAGTCGCTGCATCTCTCTGTCCTGTCCATGGACGGGCAACATCACTGGGCTTGCTGTCACGACCGACACCTCTGCGCGTACTCGCATAATGTCGTCCTTAATACTCTGCATGATCCGTCCGATGACCCGGAAGAAAATCTGAAACTGGTTTGTACTATCACGAACCTTTTTCAGTGGCGCGAAAAGCAGACTGAACATATACTCGCCGAAATCATATATCATAGCGCCACTCCCTGGACTGTTACCGTGATCGCGCCGGGCATGATAACCTTATCGTTAGTGAGGGTCACATCTTCTGGCGGCAGCGTTACAATGACGTTTCTGACGGTTGAGACATTGCTCTTGATCTGGTGGATTAAGTCGGCGTGTGTCAGCTCGTAGAGAACGCGGCTTTTTGTCAGCTGCAAAAGGTCTCTAATTGCCTGGGTGACGCGAGCCTCAATATCAGAGTTGTCATTTGATTGAGGCACCGTGACCGTGACAGCAATGTCTTGTGTGACGATCTCGGAACTCATTACAAGGATGCTATCGTCTGGGGCCTTAATCTCCTCACAGGCGGCCTGTACTTGCCCCAGTAGGGACTCAGAAGCGATGCCAGCCGTCGAGGTTATAATAATATCAACAGTGCCTTGACCCCTTGGGTGCTGGTCGTTGACCGTTACATAAAGCACCCCAGTAATTGCTTCACAGACATTGAGGTATGCGTCTTTCACTGCAACATGAGTTAACTCAGACCAGGATCGCAGCCCACGGGTTCGGGCAGCTTCATCAGCTTCGATGTCACTGCCTTCCAGGGTGATCCATTTCTCGGCATTTGTAATCGTATCAACGCCGGAGATATAGGTCAGACTCTTGCTGATCTGGCCCGAAGGGACGTTATACCTTGATCCTTCCTTTTCAGCCTCGACCAGAATGTCTACAGAGAGAGCGCCACCTTGCAGCACCGTTGACGCCAGAGTAAAGAAGCGGAGCTCCTCGCCGTTGATATCCTTCTCGGTCTTGAAGACATGGCCCTTTGCTATTGTGATCGCTCCGGCTGGTGCTAACCGAGAAAGGGTAACGTGCCCTTGAGTCTTTCGGGCCTTCTTGCGCTTCTTGCCATAGTCAGCGAGCTTTAGGTCAAGCCACGCGTCCGAAGCATGGGAGAGAAACATCCCGTTTAAAACCGTCCGAAGCAGTTCAACCATTTCAATCTTTAAGCGGAGGACGATCATCAGGATTGTATAGAAGACGCCACCCGAGTTAAAATTCGATATGACGAATCCCTCGTCTTTCAGCTCTTGAATTTTTTCTGCCGCCAGCTCCTCAAGCTCGGGGAGGGGGAGAACCTCGTCTAATATTTGCTTATCAATCATTACTTATCACCTCCACACTGACCGCATCGATCACGACATTGAGCTGCCGGGCTGTTGATTCCTCCGCAAACCGGAAGGAGCAAAAAATCCGGAACGCTTCGTCACTGTAATCGACGCTGATTTCAATTGATTCCGAGAGGATAACCTCACGTTTTTGCAGCCCGAGCCGGGCACGCTGCGCGATCTCAAGGCGGGTGAGCTCGTCATCCTCCGACTGGATAAAGTCATATAGGCTCCACCCGAAGTCTGGATCATAAAATAGATCGCCCTTTTGTGTTACCGCCTCAAGAGCGATATTTTGGTAAAGACACTCAAGCCCGGAGCAGAGAGGGGCGTCGCCGTCTGCCGCCTGGGTGAGGCTCCAATCTTCTGCGAGAAGAATGTCGGTATCGTTAAGGCCTGTCATAAAACCACCTCCCCAATGATCACAGGTTCAACGTCTCCATGGGCGAGGCCGATCGCGACGATGGCCCCGGCCTTGAGCCAAATCTTAGAACGAATTCCCGGAAGCTCCGGGAAGGTGTCATCGATGTTCCCGAAACGATTGATCACTCTAAGGGTATATTCATACCAATGAGCCGTATAATGGGCCCGGAAGGTGCGATCGTTATCCTCATCGGTGATCAGGAGCTCCTCGACTTCGTAGGTCTCAGCGAGTTCCTGCGCTCCGATTACAGTCGCATAAACGACGGCGGGGAGCTTGAGGTGAGAGTAATCGTCCGCAAATATTCGCGTGATCACGCTCGTTACAAACTTTTCGAGTGATCCCATGACACTAATCCTTTCTTGGTCTAATTGAAGTTGATGAACGTACGGATGAAGCCCTCGTCATTGGTGATGAATACCACCTTTGAGACTTCAAAGGTTCCGCTGATCTGTGGGTGAGTAACTTCGATCATGTGCGAGTGTTTGACAAACGGTGCCGAGACCGTTTCGAGCTCCCACACGCCCCCGGCCCTATAGAGGCTCAGGATGTTGATTCCGTACTCGAATGAGTATACTTTCTCTTGCTCTGGCTTCTCACCCCAATAGAAGACGCCACCTGAGAAGAAAAACTTTTGTTTAATGCCCCATGCTGCATGAACGGTGTTGATCGCTTGTATTGCCGACATTTCACGGATGGGGATTTGCTTCCGTTCCGGGTAAGCCTGGGACGAGAGCTTCATGTCAGTGATGCCCGCCTTTGATAAAAAGTAGCTGATCATCTCCTGGGGAGTGGTCTCTCGGAATGTGCTGTTGATCTTGGTCTCCTCCAGGAGCAGCATGTCGTCCTTAAGGACAATCTCGTTTGCGAATCCGCCGCCGTTGTAGGGCTGTGCAACGTAGCCTGTAAAGGTCTCATCGTACACATTGTTATATCCGAGTTCGATCGAGGCCGGGTCTTTCCGAGCAAGGGTTAGCTTCGGCTGAAACTGCTCAGTGAACCGAATCTTAGCCCAATCGAAGAGTGAGTCTTGTGAGGAGTGAACCTCGATTTTTATGCCCCGATCGAAGGAGTAAAGCCCTGCATGGGCTATGATCTGCGGATAAAATAGTTCTGCTGCTTCCACTGTTAACCTCCTAACGGCATCTGTGCCAATCGGAACATCGCCATTGTGGGAACCACGTCGTCCACTGCGGGCGATTTTCCTCTGCCCGCTGAGAGGTATGTACTGTAGTCAGACGACACAGAGTTTGTTGAGCGACTGCTGTTCGTCGTACTTGTCTTTTTGGTTGTTTTGATAGTCTGTGGGACATGTTCCCAAAACTCAAGCGATACGGGAAGCTGCCCGGCCTTGTTCTCTGCCTTGTGCGATATGCCCTTGAATAAGACCTTATCAACGCCATGCGCTGCCGTATCTTCGCAAACAATAGGGATCGGCTGCGGGACAGATTGACCCGGCTGCCGGAAGAGCGCCCGAAGGGTTGCAAGCCGCTGGTACTTTGTTTGCGTTGGGGTGTCGTCGATGATAATCTCTATATTGATCTTTGCGTCTTCGTATCCCGTCGCTTGCTTAGGCTTTGTTGCGCTGCCTTCGACTTGCTGCTCATCGATCAGAGCCGACTCCTTGACCTCGATACTCTTAACGAGGCCAGGGAGGACGATCCCGTTGAGCTTAATTGTCTGATCTTCGACGTATATCATAGAGCCGTCCTCCCTTCGTTAGGCTAGTTCAGGTATAGCGTCCGGGTCATATCCCGAGTCGCTTCCGTTGGTGTAGTCCTCAACTTCCTCGAGGAGCTTGAGGAGCAGTTGCAAGTCTTTGATCTTTTTGAGGTCGACCTGCAAGAGGAGCTTCTGGATTATAACGCTCTTGCCGCTGCCTGAGCTGCCGTTCTCGTTTCCGTTAATGTCCTTCTCGCTTTCAGTGCTGCCGAACCTCACCTTTTTGACAGGCTCACGGGCGAGAGCCGTTCTTGCTCTGCTCAATCCTTTTTCAACTGCGTCTGCTGGTGCTTCCTGTGCCAGGGAAACGCCCTGTGCATATGTGGTCATCGTTCTCTGTCCTGAGAGTGTCAGGGTAGAGAGCGGGCCTTCCTTTGCGTCGGAGAAGGGGAGGAGGTTTCGCACCTTTTGGAAGATTCCTTTGATCGCCTCAACAGGGTGCATCGCTACGGATTTAATACCGCCGACAAGTGTGTCGATGATCTTCTTCCCAGCCTCTCCGAACCAGGCTATTTTTCCGGTGATCCAGCCGATCATTCCGCTGAACCCGTCTTTGATCCACTGGATACCTGCTGCAATACCTTGGCAAGCTGCATCCCAGGCAACTTTTAGCCATGCTGTCACCGAGTCCCAATTGCGCCATAACAATATGATTGCTGCTACAAGGGCGATGATGCCGATTATAATCCAGGTGATCGGGTTAGCGAGCAGGGCCGCCGTAAAGCTCCACACTGAGGCTATGAGTCCAGGCAATGCCGTGACTGCCGTTGTGATTGCTTGCCGTGCCATTCCCACAAGCCCGAGAGTCATCCTTTTGAGTGCGGTGGCTCCGCTGATCGCCGCGGTCTTTGCCATGCTTGCCACGCTGATCGAAACTCGTCTGATGCTTGTTGCTGCCGAAGCCCCTACCGTTCGAACGGTCGAGAATCCCTTTTTAAGGCCATCCCCTGCATACAGGGCTTTTAGATGTATTGTCGTCAGTAGGTCAGGGATGCCTTCCATCGCGCGATAAAAACCTAATCCATTATTAAGTATAAGCCCTACGCTTCCAACGACAGCGATCGTCGTTCCGGCTACCGTCAAGAAACCTCCCAACGTAAGAACTAGAATCATGATGATCTTGGTAAGCTCCTGGTTTTTTCCGATCCATGAATCGATTTTTGCGAGCACTTGTTCGCCTTTACTTATATAGTTATCGATAGTCGGAAGCAGGCTGTCGCCGATTGACTCCTTAACGTTTTGGATGCGCTGCGTGAGTACCTCGTACTTACCAGGATCGGTGTTGTTGATAGCCGAGGCCATTTCCTTAGTTAACCCTGTGCCTTTTCCGAGTGCGTCATACATCCCAACAATGTTGTTTTGCAGGTCGCCCGTTTTATTGTACATAAGGTCGATAAGAGCGACGGCCTCGGTATCTCCGAAAGCCTCTTGCAACTTCATCTTTTCAGCGGCATCCATCGTCGTGCCAAATTTACCTTGCAGCCTGGAGAGTATCTCGGGCATACTTAATAGTTGATTGTTTGCGTCCGTGAAGGAGAGGCCAAGAGCTTCACCGCCCTTTACCGCCGATCGTAAGAACGCTTTGTATTTTGTTCCCGCTTCCGCGCCGCCCATTGTGGCCTGTAGCATTCCTAGGATTGAGAGCTGTTCCTCAAGAGGCACGTTTGAGGTCGTAGCTGACGCGCCGAGGGTCTGGATGCTTTGCGCCATGCCCGAGCCTNNCCGAGCCTGTGGTCTTGAATTGCTGCACTGATTTTGCAATACCCGCCGAGAACATCTCCCCGAATTCAAGATCGCTCATATTGTTATAGTAATTCTTATAAATACCGTAGCCTGTGGCAAAGAGGGACGTCATCTCCCCGATGGTGGACTTTGTCGCCTTTGCGGTAAGACCAGAAAGCTCTGTCATTTGTGCGACGCCTTCATCGGATAAAGAGGCTATGCCGCTCTTGATGTCGTAGGCCGCACTGATGAAGTCAGGTTTTGTTGTTCCGGCCCACTGATCAGAAAAGCTTCTGGCGGCATCTTCGACAAGACCGAGGTCTTTCACTCCCAGGGAGGCCAGCTCACCGATCGCCCGGCTTGTTTCGAATGTTGCCTTTACCGGGGCAAGGGTTGCATCGGTAATCTGAGCTCCAATTCCAGCCATCACAGCCCCTGTCGCTGCCATATTCCCGAGGGTTTGGTTCATCCCTTCAAGCTTTGTCACTGAGCTGCCGACGCCGGATGAAACACGCGCCATGGGCCCTGTGAGGCGATCGACCATATTCATAATGAGTGACAGTTTAAATACAGATTCTAAACTCACACTATTCAGCACCCCTTTCATATGGTATAATTAGGCAAAGGAGGGATTTTGATGGTATTCATATCGGTTATATTGCACGTTCTTGTGTTTGCTCTGTGCGTCGGAGCCGCTATATCTGTCATCGTTTTTGTCCCCGTCTGCCTTTATATAATCCCTTACGCCTTATGGGTCGGTCGTGAAAATACGATGGGAAGACAGAAGGACAAAGACAAAGAAAAACTATTCCAGGCGGTGAAGAACGCAACCAAACTGTATAAAGCATGGATTACAAGGAGAGAACCGACCTTTTGATTGAGAGGTCGGTTTTCTTATTCCGAGAATACTTTTGAAATAGCTCTCGCAACAATATCCTCCTCAAGCTCCTGGATGTAACGCGCCTTTGCAACATAACCCAAAAACGAATTAAAATCATCAATTGCCTCGGGGTCGAACTTCTCTAAAAGAGACGGAGGGAGGAAACGGTAGATTTCCAAGAGCCCACTCTCAACTAGGCTTCCCCTTATCTCCGCGACCTTCTCTCTTAGAGTTTCTTCAAATTTGCTGTATTGGTCAGTCCGAGAATTTCGGTGAGTTTATTACCGATGGTAATAGCAATGCCGGGATTCTCTTCCATGTCGGTCTCTAACCGCTCCTTGTCCTCGTCGACAACGGCGTCCAGCATGAACGTCTTGCTTGCCTTCGTGATTCCCGCCTGAGCAGCACCCTTGATATAACGGTCATAGCTCGGTACAGATGGACGCTTGAAGCAGTAAGAGAACTCTTTCTCCTCAGTATCATCTACCGGGACAGTCATCCCGACGCGGTAGACCTTGCCGTATTTTTCTCTGAGCTTAGCGTCTGTCGCTTCTCTCTTTGGGGTTGCATTGTCCTTAGCCTCAGCACTCTCTGTCTTTTTGATATCTTCCATGATTTCATCCTCCTATCATTTATTTTGAGATAACGGTTATAACGGCTCGACGCCGTCCTGCACGATTCCACCGACGATCATGAGATCAATGTCAACGGTGAGGCTCTTGTCGCCCTGGGCGGCTTTGTTAGACCGTTTTATCATCTTGACTCGTTTCAGCTCATCAATGCGGGTGCGGTCGCCTTCGTTTGCATAGGAGACCACAATCGAGGGAATCTCAAGATTGTAAAACGGTGTTTTCTTCGCTTTGCAGTATGCAAGCATATCGTCGTAGTCATCACGCAACAGAGACATTTTGCCGGATGCTTTATAATTCCCGACTCCGTAGCCTCTGGGTTTGTTTCCTTTGCCGTATTGCTCTTCCATTTCCTGCTCGTCATCATAGCTGATTTCCTGGACGATGAGTACAAGGCCCGGCAGTTTCACGTCAACATCTCCCCAACCATAGGCTTTTCCATTTACTTTTAATGACATCGTTTATTCCTCCTTTAGTTGCTCGGCGGTGTCCGTCCGAGATCAACTTCAATCTCACGGATGTAACCCCTGGAAAGGTAACGGATTTTGATATGCATTTTTTCATCTTCGAGTAGGGTTATTTCCTGACCTTCGGGAACGGTAATTTCCGCCGAACTGATCTCCTTCTTGTCGATCATTTTTTGCAGTGGCGGGAAGAGGAACCGCGCCCTGGTTTCGAGCTCGCCCTGTATGTCCTCAAGATCGATGTCGTCCTGCAAGACTAGTAAAGCCTCCTTGCGGGTCTCTCTGATGATCTTGTTTAGAACCCTCACATCCTCGGCATAACGGTAATCGCTTTCCTCCGGGCACATCATTTTTGTATGATAGACATAGAAGTTATCGAGCCCGTCATATTCCCGGAAGGTGAGATATCCTACCAAATCAAGCTTTTCAATAATTTCTGAAATGCCAGCCGGGCGGAGCTCAAGCAACTTTGATTTTGTGATTCCGAAGCCCGCCTCTTCGCGGGTCTTGCCGATGCAAACCTGCACCGAAGCCTTAGCATAGAGGCCGGATACGAGACCAGCAAGGTTGACGTCATGGGTGATGCCATCCATTTTGACAAGTAGACCGCGGGACGCGACTACCTGAATGTTATAGTTCCTGATCGTCTTGCGATCGTCTTCTAACCGGAGACTGTAATCAAGCATTTCTTCGTCCGTATTCGGCTTGTATGCTTCCAAAAGGAAGAACATCGGCTTTTTATAATCGTCCTGCAGCTCGATCTGAGCTACACTAACCGCTTGCCAAAGGGCAACGGTGCTTTCCCCGACGACATGAACAAATTCATATACCGACGAGAAGGTCTTGAGCTTGTCGATCGCGGCAAGTACATCACCGTTGGTCATTGTGGGAGCGGCAGTTTTGGTGTTGTAGGTGTCTCCAACAAGGAATGAGTTCTGAGGTTCCGCGACCGCATCGGTAAACTTGAGCTTGATTCCTGTTCCTGTCAGTTCATATTCTCCCGATACGGGAACGGTGATCTCGTTGGTATAACTATAGCCTCCGTCGATCGAAGCGATAAAGGCGGCAGTATTTCGCGCTCCCTTGGCTGTAATCTTAACAATGACGTCAAAGGAGTTTGTCGGGCTGCCCTCAATAGTCATGGTTCCTGTGCCGGTTCCTGTCTTAGTAACAATGCTGATCGTGCCTTCTGTGCTTGCCGCTACAGGAATGCAGTAAATTCGATTCGCTCCCCATTCAACGGAGGCCATCGTTGCATCAGCAAGGGGGGAGAGCCCGAGCCGCTCTTTGATCTTAGCAGCGGTCATTTCCCCTGTGATCAAGATGGGAGTATCTGAGACGATTGGAGAGACGCCTATCTTAACGTGGAGACCGTCGCCCTTTGTAGAATCGAATCCAAGAAGTCCGTCTGTGACTTTATGTGTTACATCTCTAAGCATTTACTTTTTCGCCTCGCTTTCTTTCTTGGTTTTCCCAGACCTTCCGTCAATGGATGACCCGGTAAAATAGTCAATCGCTTTGAGGAATTCATCCTCAGAGATCGCTTTGCCGGACTTCCATCCATTCGCGGAGCATACGCCCGCAAACACGGCCCGGCTGATCTTGTGTTTTTTAAAGAGCTCGCCGATCTCGAGGAGCTCCTGGGCCTTGGCTTCTTCCGGCTGATGCTCTGTATCTATAACAGAGTCCGGGTTCTGATTTTTAATTGCCATCTGTAGGCTCCTTTCTTCTTTCTACGGACTCGACCTCGAGCTCGGTGAGCTTTGCAAAGTCCGTGTCTTTATATAAGCCGCCGTCAAAGTTGATTTTGACCTGGACGGCGACCTTTGCTTTAAGAATTGAATCATCCTTGTCAACCCAATCCGCACCCTCGGGCTCAATTGGAACATAATTGCCGTTGACATCAAAACCATTATCAAGGCTTCCGAGGAATCTCTCAAACATCCCCTCGACTGCTTCTTCGGTGTAGTCGCCGATGATCACGGTAAACGCGAGCTTTCGGTCGAAGACCTTCCTTCTCTTCTTCTGCGCTCCCTCTTGGTCTTTATAACGTGTTTTGGAGCCGTTTCGAAGGATTGCCTCCGACTCAAACAGTACTGCACCGATGTGACTTTCCTGACTTTTTTCAAGGGCCTTCTCGCTTGTATATGGATTGGTTTTCAGCCCTGCCGCTTTAAGCTTATCAAGTAGGTATTGCTTGCATTCGGTAAACATGTTAATCCTCCCGTGATATAAATCCTTCGACGGTTGCCTTGATTTCCTGCATGTCGTCATCTGACAGGCCGAGGAATGGACGCGCCGGTATACTGATCTTGACCGCCTTCTTGCTGACCCACTGACCACCTATCTGGAAACGGAGAGCTTTCGCTTTCTTAGCTCGGATGGTGCGACCGTTCACACCATACTGATGCGTCGCCCCATACTTGACATTGGTACCTAGTGCAAAGCCTGTTACATCTGACTTTGCCCGGATGGAGTTGCGGAGCTGCGCTGTCTTGATCAAAGTTTTCCCGCCTTCGGTTGCCGCCCTGATTGATGTTTGCCACCGCTTGCCCGTGGGGTCTTTCCCGAGTTTAAATCGCTCAAGAGTTGATCCTCGTGTCACTTGGCCCAGGGTCGCATTGATTTTCTTTTTATCGATCTCCGAAAAGTTCTTGATCTTCTTGAGCAGCCTTCGGGTGTCTCCTTCCAATCGGATGCTATACATGGCTACATTCCCCGCATCTTCTCGCGGTTGAATAGCCTGGGACTTGACGTCATCTTGAACCCCGTCGATGCTGCGATCTTCGGATCATCAGTGGGAGCTCCAAGGGAAACCTTTCCTTCAGCTACATAAGTCATGAATTTAATCGCGGCGTTATAGCGGTTTAGGTAATTCTTTTCCTCGCCGTTTTCGTCTATCCCAATACGGGAGAAAAGGTTGTATACCGCGATGTCCTTCGCAAACTTGTTGATGACTTTCGGGACGGGGGAGATCGGGGTGGGATATCTTTTTGCAAGATAGCCGTCAATCTCTCCGTCAGAGTCCGCTATTGCCTCATCGATGATAAGGCCGATCTTGGTTTCCCGCTCTGCCGGATCTTCGATAAAGGTATCTCCTATGATCGCATTCAGAGCATCATCCTTGATCATGTCCCGGACGTCCTTTTGTGTACAGTAACCCATGCTGACGGCCTCCTTTCATTACGCGCTGCGTCTCTTATTCTCCGGTAGTGCCGTCCGAGCCGTAAGCCATCTGCCAGAATCCAAAACCAGCGTTGCCACGCGAATCCACACCGTAAAGGTACGTCTTGCGCATGAAGACATTGTCATCCTTTTCATCGGTCATGGATACAAATTTTGCTTTCTGTCGCTCCTGATAGATCAGTGGCTTAAGCGGCCTCTGAGTACAGAGAAGGTACCAGGCGTCATCATGTCCGGCAAGCTGAGGAGCCATAAGAGGTGTCGCGGTGTCCTTCATGGTATTTTTTGTTCCGCTGATGAAATCTGCAAGCAGGATGTCACGAGCGATCGCATCGTTTTTCGGCGCATAGACGAGCAGATCGGGAACAAGACCCAGCGGATCACCATTACTGTTTGTAAGAGACATAATCGCAATACGAGCTGCGATGTAAGATGCAAGGGACAGTTTCGCCGTGCCTTTGTTGGAGACGTTTTTCTTGCCGACCTTATGCGTATCAGAGAAGAATGGCTGTCCATCGTAACACTTCTCGGTAAATCCAGAAGCGAGAAGTTTAAATACAACCTTGTCTGGATGTATAGCGGCCTCTTGTCCAAGCATTTGAATCGACGGGTTATACAAGCCGATCTTATCGTCCTGGATCGCATTGCGGGGCACGCCCACGGTGAGTTCAAAATCTTTGTTCTTGATGGTGTAGTCGGAGCTGCTCAGGTTTTGGATTTCACGGTCTCCAATCCACTCCCGCATTCCGGGAATATCACCGAGCCAGGCATATGTTTCGGCATCGGTAGTTGAAGGTGTGACGGTGGCGACCTTATCAAAGATCGGGGTCAGAGAAGCAATCGCTTTGTTGAAGAGAGTATTAAATGCAACGAAAATGCCTCTCAGGTTTGGTGAATTGATAATCATTGTTGTTTATCCTCCTTGTAGTTATAATTACAAATTACATGCCGATCTCTACGGCAACGCCGTCGTCGTCGACTCGGATGACGCTCCCGGCAGCAGACGCTCCGGTTGCGAGGGCTGTTACAGTCTGATCATCTTCTATGTAGCATGTCTTGAGAACATGGGCCGCGGTGATCTTGTTTGCTGTGGTTGCTGTGTTGTCGAAGACAAACACACCTCTGGACACCCTGACGCTGAGTGCGCCATCAGCACCGCTGTTTACAACGGTCTCCTCAGCCCGACCCGCTGCTGTCAAGTTTGCTGCCGTCTTTCCGGGGATTGCATAGCCGTTGGCATCCAGAACAACGATTGATCCCTGATAGATTGTGGTTGCTCCCTTCATAGGGAGTACAAGAGTTCTGGCACCGTTAGAAATTTCAGGTGTGTTTCTTTCAGATGTTAATGCTGTCATTGTTTAGCACTCCTTTCCATACTTCTCAACGTCTTCGGCACTGACGCCGAGCTGCTTGCATGCGATCATGGTTGCCTCGTCAAGTTCATCGTTCTTGAGAGACTTTGTATCTTCAAGATCGATCTCACCCATAGGCACTACCTGGGGAGCCTTCTCAACGAATGAAGAGAAGCCCTTCGGGTCGGACACGGCATAACTCCTAGCCCAATCCTTTTGTGCAGGGGTAATCTTTCCGCTCTTAAGTGCTATGGTGACAGCGTCATCAGCATCGCGGTTGGCGTTTTTCTGCTTGAGGGCGTTGAGTTCCTCAATGACATTAACACCGTTTAGATTCCCACCCTTGAGCGCCATGATCTTTGCGGCGACTTCATCTGCGGGAGCTCCAGCCTTGAGGTCGAGCAGCTCGCAGACTGCCTTATTCGCTACAATTTTGTCGTCGCCTCCTGCGGAAACGGCGGCTGCATCTTTAAGAGCTTTCGCATCTTCAAGTGCTTTTCCCAGGGCCTCAAAGACCTGGTCTTCGGTTGCATCTTCTCCAAGTCCGAGAAGCTGCGCGATCTTTTTGATAATGTCCATGTTGATTGTTCCTCCTTCATCATCGTAATTAAGTGAGTTGACGATCGGAGTCATGCCTTCGATCGCCGGTGTATTTGTAAGAGCCAGAGAGTGGAGGCCAATTGCTTTACCGTCCGACTTTCGGGCAGAGATAACAGGGGAGAGGTAACGGTACTCTTTATTTTCAAGGTACTGTGTCGCGGTAGGTGTCCATTCAACGCGGGCCGCGATGCACCCGTCTCTGAGAATCAGTTCCTTGACCCATCCGGCAGCTGGGGCCTGGACTCCTTTGAGTGTCTGGTGTTCATAATCGACTACAACGTCGACGCCTCGCTGTGCGATCTGCTTTTTCATAGCCTCATAGCTTTCGGCATCAACATCGAAATCTCCTTTTGAACTTATGACGTGGCCCAGAGGGAGAATGGAGATTATTTCCGGGGCTCCCGACACATCTACATCGGCACCGTTTATGATGGTATAGTCTTTCATTCTAATGTTTCACTCCTTTGATCGGTTCTGCTTGCCGTTAGCACGCGTGCTAACGCCGTTACTTTGCGTTTTTTGTCCGGGTGCAGGGGGAAATTGCCATCTGCTACTTTAAAATGGATTTACGACTCTTTTTTTGCCTGTGCCTTTTTGTTCGTCTGTTCACGTTTTTGATAAGCTTTGACTAGCGGTTCCGGGTATCCCTCAAGGTCTGGTTTAAAACGTACCTTTGCAGGGTTGGTCGTGAACTGTGGATCAGGCAGGATATTTACATAGCGACCGTTCGGCAGCTCCGCTGCCCTAGGAAGCTCTGCCTCTATCTTGAGGTTACGCTGCTCTACTTGCCGCTTTGAGAGCGGTCTTACCGTGCAGCGGCAGCGAAACCCGTTCGGCGGATACCATACATCCCAAACAGGGGAGTTTGCCGGGAAGACTCTCCCGCCCATTGCAAGGTGACTCGGGCGCGTGTGAGAGTCGTTAACAGCGTCATATTCCCAATAGGGAAGCGCTTCAAGAATTTCCGGCTGTGTGATCTGTTCATAATGTCCAACGCTATAGGCTGTCTGGATGTTTGTACGAAAGATGTTGTCGGCCTGAAAGGGTGTCATCCCTTCATATCCTTCCGACTCAAGGAAGTCGTTCATATTTGATCGAAACTCCCCGATGCTGTTGCCTTCTTTAATCGCTGCAAGCACCTCATCATAAAACCCCTTGAGTATCTGAGCTTTTGTATAACCACTGATCGTAAAGGCGAGGCCTCGGTAATCATCTGCGATGCTGTAGAACACCGCTGCTGTGACCGGAACACGCTCCTTGAAATAGTCCGCTGCCTCCTCAAAGGTCATATCGTTACGGGTGATGATGCTGTCGATGTCGCTCATTGCTGCACCCGTCCCTCAAGGTCTGCATAGAGCATGACCTTTTGTAGAAGTTCCTCCGCATCCGTGATGTCCATCTCGTTAAAGAGCGAGGCAACTGCTTCATCATCCTCCATCATGTCCCGAAGTTCCTCAAGGCTCTCGGCTTTCTCAATTATTTTGAGAACCGGAGCGAACGCCTTCTTGAAGGTACCCGCACTTTTTCGGGTCGCGATATCTATCATGCGATCAATGTTCTGTTGAGTACCGGGAGCAGGATCGTCCTCTGACTTGAGAGCGAGCTTCCGGGCTTCTGGTTCCCGCTTGAAGGGGAGAACCCCTCCGCCGTATGGAGGCATTGCGATCTCTTCATTGTCCTCCGGCTTCGGAATGCTGAACTTCTTGTATAAAAATGACGTCGATATTTTGAGCCCGGTCTTTTCGATCAGGGTGCCTATAATGGTGGCATCCTGTTCAAGGTCTCCGGCCTCCTCGAAATCGTACCGCAAGTACGGGATGCGTTTGTCCTCTCCAAAGTTATACAGAACCAGCGGACGGATCAGGAAGCGGCGTAACGTAGAGGCTAGGGCCTTGCAGTCGGCGACTGTCAGGTCATGCCGGACTTCGTTGTGCGTTTTGCTCTGTGCATAGCTTCCACCTCCCGAGTCGGACGTAAGGGTCTGACCGAGTACCGCTTTGCTGGTCTGTTCGTCACAATACCGGGCAAGCTTTTCATAGAGATCAACAGAGCTTGTTTTCTCTGTTGTGATAAATTCAATCGTTGTACCGTCCGGGATGATTCCCGCTGCGTCCGCGCCGATCTGGATCAGCGCCTGCATGAGGGCCTGTTTGTCGTCCTCGTTTGCGCCTTGCTGATATTTGCCTAGGCGCAGCGGAAGGCCGTAAACCTCAGTAAAGCTAACCCAATCTTTGATGTCGTAGTTTTTAAAGAGGTACATCCATGCCACAACCCGGAGGACTCCCGCCCGTGAAGGGTGCCCGCTGCGGGCCTTGTAGCGATGGAGTATGAACTTGTTCTCAGGAAGCATGATCCCCTCCGGGTGTTCTAGCGTGCGCACCTTGAAGGAGTCGTCGATGCTGTCCCAGAAGAATCGCTTCTGATGGCGGGAACGGATGTCCTCGATGACGATATGACCTTCATCGTATCCCCATATTATTTCAGAGACCGCGAATCCTTTGCCGATCGAATCCAGGAGGTCGAGCTGAATCTCTTCAAAATTCTCAATGGCCTTGATTTGATCTTTCACGAACTCAGCGATCTCTTTATCACGAGGATCATCGCCGAATGGATTGATTTCATAATCGAGTCCTGTGACAGCGTTCTTCCTGGTTTGGAGCTGGCTAAAGAGGTGAGGGTCTTTTTCTTCCATCTCTTCAAAGAGTTCCATCTGCCTTAGCACATCGCCCGCATCGGCCTCTCGGAAGATTGCCGCGAGCTTTTCAGGTGTGAGTCCATTTGAGGGGTACTCGCTGTATTTGTCTGTAACCTGAGCAACAGCAATTTCATTCAGGTCAGGTTTCTTTCTGGGCGGAGCCTTAACGTTCTTTTGCTGCTGTCCGCTTCTAAGTCTTGAAAGTATGTCCCAAGCCAATATTCTCCACCTCCTTAATGCGTTGTGACGCTTTTTTATAATGGCTTTCGTCGAGCTCGATACCGATGAACCTCCGGCCTGTCTTATATGCTGCGATGAGTGTCGATCCACTTCCTGCAAATGGATCAAGAATTAGATCTCCCGGCTTTGTAACTGACGTAATAAGATCTGCCAGTAGTCCCACGGGTTTTTCCGTTGGATGAACCATTTGTGAGCTGTTTAGCTTTTGAAATGTAATGAGGTCTTTCGGCCTGTGCCCTGGAAAACTAAATTTTCCTTTGACAGCAAAAATTATGTTCTCATGCGTAGGTGCAAATTGCGCCTTTGTGTCACCCATGCCGTAGACTACTTTATCCCATATAACCTCACTTTTTACTATGAATCCCGCAAGGCGCATGGCATCAATAAAGACCTGCTGTACGTCCCATCGAGTGAAACATACTAGTGTTCCACGACCCGAGTCGCCTGATTTGAGAACCCTATAAGCATCATATAACCACCAAATAAATGGAGCTTTGTCGTTCAGAATACTTCTGTTTGTCGTTGAATGATAGTTGATTCCATAGGGTGGGTCAGTAATGATTGCATCTACACTTTCTGCCTCCATCTGGCGGAGGGTGGTCAAGCTATCTGCATGAATAAGAATATTATCTTTTCTGTTGATACGGATTCCCTCCTTAGTAGGCTCCACGCCCAAAGCCTAGAGCACGTGCTGCGACTGATCTATAATCGACCTTTCTACCAACCTTAACGTCGAGGGCCAGTTTGACGCCCATCTGTAAACCGTCCGGGCCATCATCGTTCTTTCCCATCGGGTACTCGAACATCTGCTTGAGTAAGGTCTTGTGCTTCTTTGAAAACTTGATGTAGCCGTTCTTAACGAAGGGCTGCAAGCTCTGTATCCGGGCGTCCTTGTTCTGTACGCTGTTGATCTCCACGATAGGGAGATACTCGCCGACCTCTGCGGACTTCTGTCGCATGATCTCCGCAAAATAATACTGAAACTGTACTGTCTCAACACCGAACTTATAATAGGGGCGTTTATATTCTCGCTTAAGACGGCGGCTGTTTTCTATCGCATCCTCTATAATCAGATCAGGCTTGCGCTTGGCTATGTCTGCGATGACGATATACATGTAACCAGTCGTCAGGTCTTTTGCAATTGCAAAGATCGATGAGGTATCCGACTTCTTGTTTTTGCCGAGCGACGGATCGTTTGAGCCGATGAAGATAAAGCGCGAATCAGAGAAGTCGGGAACTGTCTTTCCATCGTCGTCATAATAATCGAACCATTCCTCCTGGAAGGTGCAGCTCTCCGGGTCGATCGGCTCGTTCTGGATTTCCGAGTTAAAGGACGCCTCGCCCTCCGATATCCGTATGACCATAAGGTCATAGTAGCTGAGCTTTTGCTCCCATAAGACCGCCGTGCCTTCAAGCATCTCCTCGCGGTTTTGCTCAAAGAATTCCTTCGCGTCCTCCTGCCGGTCGTCATTAGTGAGGTCTGTATAGATCGCCTCCCATGCGTCCCATAACTCTGTATTAGTAGAGAAGCTGATGACGCCCTGGTACTTGACCGTCTTATAGCTCGGATTGTTCGCTACGTTCGCGAGCAGAGCGTCGAAGTGTAGAAGCGTCCCGATATACACGATATCCGTGTAGGTGTCGCCCGCTTTCGATACGGCCTTGTAGAACCAGTTGCGGAGCTTCTTCCGCTGGTCAGGGGTATTGACGTTCTCATCGTTTTCGAGATCGTCACAGAGGATCAGGTCAGGTCTCCATTGCTTATGACGCCGTCCTCTGATTTTCTTGCCAGCGCCCAGAGCTTCGATCTTGGTACCGTTGCTGAGCAGGATGACCTGAGCTTTCCAGACCTTTCCCTCAAGTTCGCCGAAATCCTCCCGGATCGCGGCGTTTTCCTCGAACTCGGTCTTGATGTCGGAGAGGAATCCCTCGGCCTGATCCGAGCTATCGGAGAGAATGATTTCGTAATGCTTGTATCCGTATACCGCCCCGTGAATGCTATCCTTAAATGTGAAGGTGGTACTTTTAGCATGACCACGAGGTGCCTCGATTGCACGGCGGCATCCATCCGTCCGGCTGATCTCTTTTGCATCGGTGAAGGGGTTAAGTCCCTTCATGACGCCTTCGCGCCATATCTTGTCAAGCTCTGCGTGGAATTGCGGCGACTCCCGGATAAAGTAGTGGGGGAGGTAAGCCCGTCCGAAATATTCGAGATCGATCGCCCCGAGCTTCCGGCGCAGTCCCTTCGTCCCGGTCAGTGAAGAACCGTCCCGGTACTCCCGGAGGAGCTCCGCCCGGAGCTCTGCAAAATGGTCACCCGTAGAGGCATACTTTTCAAAGAGATTTTTTTGATATTCTCTGTTGGCTATCGCTTCGCGATCTCCCTGCTCGTCAAGGGTGTCGATGAATTCTTTCAGATCAATCTTCGCCATCGGTGATCACCTTCTCTCTTGCCCTGGCGAGCACATTTCGAAGCTCGCCCGCAAGTTCCGGGTGCTGCTTGATCGCCGTCATGAGCTCGGCTTCCATCTGATCAAAAGCAAGCTCTGCCTTTTTCTTCATCTCCTGCCGGACTCGTTTATCATATGTAGCGTTACGAGAGAGGGAAGCAATCAAGCGGCCCGCCTTGTCAAGGGGCATTTCTGCGAAGTCACCCTCTGCGGTGCTCACCCGCTGCATAAGGCCGTCCATGAGAACCATGCTTGCGGCTTTCGTGTAGTCAAGATCGGGGTGGGCTTCGACGGCCTGAGCGATTGCTTGAGTACGCTGCAAGGTCTCGGCGACTCGTTGCGCCGCACGATTGGATCGGATGGCATAGCGTCCGATTGCTGACTTGCTGATCTCAAAGCCCGTTTCCTTAAGCCATGCAGAGAGCTCCTCATAGGTGTTCGCTGTATCGCTGAGCTTAAAATCAAGCTGCCCCTTGATATCATCCGGGAGCTTGTCGATTGTTGAGCTCACCCGAGTCCGCCGCCTTTCTTTGTTAGACATCGACGCCGGGATCATCGATCGTTCCTTCGACCAGATCGACGCCTTTCTTTGTGAGCTTTATAACTGAGTCGGTGCGGTAGGCTTGATAGGCATTTGCGTGCCTGCCCGTAAAGGCAATGTATCCGCCTTCGTTCAAATATTCGAGATACTTCGAGATATCCGGCGAGTAAATAATTCCATCGCCGACGAGGGCGTTCGCTATTTGCCGGACGAGGAGCGCGTTCTGGTTTCCTTTCGCCAGGGCCCGGATGATATAGCCCCGCACTGCCTTGTTTTTGCTGACTTCTTGTTCCTGCATTTCGTCCATGATACTCATGAGATGTTATTCCTCCTTCCCCTTGCTGTTTTTCCCATAAATCAATTGGTCAAGTTTATCCTCAACCCGGTTCATGATGCGGATAAAATCTTCCCTCGTAACGTAGATGAGAGGAAGGTCAGACTTTAGGTCGTTGAACTTTTCCTTCAAGTCTTCAATTTGCTCTGCGTTCTTCCGGTCGGCACATTCAAGGTCTGAAAATGTCTTCTTGATGAAAAAAGACAGGGCCCCAACGATGACAGTGCAGACAATCGATGCGACTGCTCCTATGAGAGCGACGATCTGTATAATGCCTATTTCCATGCACGCCCTCTCTACTCACCGGAGGTCAGCAGCTCACCGGGTAGGGTGATGTATGGGTCTTCCTGCTTAACCTTGCGAACGGCATTTTCAATACACTTCGAGAGGTAGTAGTCGAAACTGCCGAGGTTGTCGGTGATTACTTTCTGAACCTCTGGCCCGATCGCCGCCTTAACCTCGTTAAATGCCTGTTCTCCAAGGGCAAGAAGTTCCTTTCGGTCAGCCTTACCATCCTTAACAGCTAGGCGGAGAGTGGAGGCGGTAATCTGTTCAATCGATCCGACCGTAACGCCTACAAGTTCATTCACGTTTTCAAGGGCGTTGGTGAACAGCTTCCGCTGCTCGTCATCCTTGATCTGTTGGGTCTGCATCTTTGCCTTTGCAATTGCTTTCTGCACGAAAGACATCAAAAGGGCACAGAGCAGGGTAATGACGCCGAGGGCCAGATTGGTTAAAACGTCGGTCGCCGTTGCTTGAATAATATTCATGATTTGCATCCTCCTTTTGGGTAAAAAATAAGACTATGAGCTAAAGCTCATAGTCTTAGAGTAAGGCATTTCTTCGGAAGTATCTATTCGTAGCAGTTCTAAGAATTACCGTTTATTTCCAGAGTTTTTAAGACTCTGAAAGAAGCTCAAGGAGTGATAATTGTCCCTCAACGTTTCCCTCGCCGCATATCTGCCGAACCCACCTTTCCGTAACGTTGTACCTCTTCGCAAGATCGAGGTGGTTGTATCCGTTAAACTCGCCCTTGATTCGAGCGTCGCGGACGGGTCGGACAAGGCTATCGGCTTTTGGTATGTAGACGGTGGCTCCGCCGATAATTTCGGCAAGCTTAACAAAGTTCTCCGGCCCGATCGCCTCGGCAATATCCCTGTAAAGACCTTCCGGGAGCATTTCCGCCTTAAGTCCTTTTGACAACTCGTTCATTTCGCGCCCTCCTTTGTCAACGTTTACTCTCTCCGACCATTTTCCCGAGGAGGCCGACGAGCTCGCCGACTGTGACCGATCTACTGTAACGACTCTCCCAATAGTTGGGGTCGGCTATGACTCCGGCTTCCACCAGAGTCGCAAGGCCTTCTTGCTGCCACAGAGGGGCATCTGCATTCGCTTTCACTGCGTTAGCCGCTTCGATGTCTTTCAGCTTCGCTGCTACTTTAGCCTTGAACTCCGCCCAGCGGGGAAGAAGATACACGGGGCAGTTCTTTCGAGCTCCGGTCTTTATGGAGTCAGGCAAACCCATCCAATGGTTGTGAGTATAAAGCTCGTTTATAGTCAGGCCGTGGCGGTGCAGCAGTATTGCTGCAAGCAGGGCCCCGTTTTCTTCTGCTCCTTTATCCTCGGCGCTCCCGGAGCCATCCATGATGATTTCGATTGCCAGGGTGGTGGAATTACCTGAGCCGCTTCCGTCTGCCGCGTGCCAGCCAATTTCATCCTCCCGAAGGTTCTGCCATGCGTTCACATCGTCAACGTAATAGTGGACACGGGCATCGGTCATATTGGCGTTGGGCCATGTGGCCCTCGTGTACTGCTCGGCGTCTTCATTCACATTTGCAAGATCGGTAGTGTTATGTATGGTTACGCCCTTTACTTTTCCAGTCCCTCCTGAGAGAAGTTGATCAGCCTTATATTTGCTTCCCTTTTTGTAGCCCCCGGAGGTTTTAGGCCATGTGGCCCCCCAGGGGATGATTTTCTCATTGATCGTCAGGCCATGCTCGACCCAAACTTTATCCGGTGTTAACTTTGTCATAAGTTGTACCTCCTAACTGGATGGCACTTTGTGAAGGCCATCCTTGAGTTCTTGCGCCGTTATGCAGCGACGCATATGTTCAGCGACCTCCGTTTGCTGACGGAGCGCTACGGCGGCGGTGACGAGCTGCGCTTCGGAAACAAGCTGCTGCGGACTTTGCCGGAGAAGCTGCTGCTCCTGTTCTTCCGTGACCCTCTCGCCGAGATATCGCTGTGCTCTGGATATTTCTGCGATGAGGATTTCCGCGAAGGTCGACGCGGTTTTTGCAAGGAATGCGGAGGAGAGCTCATCGATTGTCTTGCTGGCTATGTTATTCATGTTGCTCCTTTCCTTGCTGCCGGTCGATCATCTTCTTGAGGGCTTCAACGACTTTGTTGCATTGCCATAGCGAGAGCCACTCGACGCGCTCGACGCCGCACATCCGTTTTACAAATCCGTTGATCCGGCGATTGTCATCATTCCAGCCGAGTTCACCGCACAAAGCGAATATTTTACGTCTCAAGTTTACCGTGCGTGGATCGCCGCCTTCGTCGGTACGCTTGTCATGCGGGGTAGTCTGTGCGGCGTCCTTCATGTTTTGGAGGGTGCGGGCCAGAGTGTTGATCTCCCCCTGAGTGAGTTCTTTCATACTTTCTTTTCCCGTCTTCCCATAGACAATCACATGGAGATCATCATCTGAGAGGTCAAGTTCAGGGGATTTGGCGATCGCCCAAAGGGTACGGATTGAGGCGGGCTTACGTCCGCCGTTGTTTGCTGCTGTAGGCATTCCGTGCCTCCTTCCTATAACGACTCGGACTTGATCCGCTCGAGCTTATCGAGATAAACATCATAGCCGAAGGCGTCTTTCTGCTTCCATGTGGCCCCAACAGCGTTGACCGTATCCTCGCCGTACTTCTTAAGATTATCCTTGCTAATCTCTTCCTTGGTGATGATACAGTCTTTCATGCCTCGGGCTTTCAGCTTACGGATGATATCCTCAAGTTTCTCTTTTGCTTTCGGGAGGGATATTGATGTCGAAATTCTGTATCCAACCTCCCCAAAATTCATGGCTTTTGTTTTGGCTTTTCCGAGCTCGTCCCTGTGATCCTCGACGAAATCCTTCAAGTCTCGCTCAAGATTTTTGATACGGTCGGCATGAGGCTTACTATTCTGCTCGGCGATCGTCTTCGCTCCAATGATCTGTCGCTGCATATCGCTTTCGATATCCTGAATAGCAATCTGATTCTCCGCGATCGCGCGGAGTGCCGCGTCAGCTTCCTCCCAGGACTTGATGACGGGGGCTTCTATAATGCGTTTTCTTGCCATTTTTTGACTCCTTTCTTTTCACGACTTCGTGAATTAAATAAAATTAAGTTCTCAAGATTTTTTTGATTTCGTCCTTGCTTAATCCATGCTTTTGCAAAATAGCAGCTTTCTTTTCGCAATCCTTACAGCCATAAACATCAACGGGAGATGTCCGCTTTAGATATAGATTTTTCCCCTTGCAATATGGACATTTCATAACATTCCTCCAACTACTTCGCCCGTTCGGCACACCGATTGCAAAGATCGTCTTCGACCCATTCGCTTTTCAGTGCTTCACTATCATCGGTATAGCCGCAGACACGGCAGACCTGTTCCGATCGGGAACGTTCCCGAAAATACCGTTGCCAGCACTCCGGGCCAATATGTCCGCAAACACTACGCCCACATTCTTTCCAGACCTGCATGTTTGGCAATACGTTACAAAAAGGGCAGTCATCACCGGTGTCAATATATCTGCTGGCTAAAGCGAGGGCCCGCTGGAAGCGGGCTGATGTATCAAGTATGACCTCCACCGCCTGGAGCACTTCCGGCGCGAGCTGCGCGTTACACAGTATTTCCTTTGCTGCCTTATAGTTCATGTCCGGCACTTTCCGTCATACCCGAGCCGCCGGGCTTCTCATCTTCTCCATCGAGAATGATCTGCAAGACCCTGTCTGCATAAGGCTCGTCGGTGTTGCAGACAATATAGTGATTTTCGGGATTTTTCCCGGCGGCCATTCTGCCCTGCATGATAGCATAGCTTATTTCCATGTAGTGCTTTATTTGCTCATTTGTCAGGTATTCGAGCAAATCCTTCTGTTTAAAAACGTCATGAGTGTATTTTTTCAGTTCTGCCATTTTGTTCCTCCTAAATCGCCGTGTTCTTGCTCCTCCGTGTGTTCTGCATCTGCGTCAGTAAGTATGTACTTTTTTGTCAGCATGGCATAGACGCCGAGAGGAAAGAGCAGGGCGGCGGCGGTGACGTCCCGCTCTTCTGGTGTGGAGCCTTCGCTTGCCACAAAGACAATCAAGACGCATATGACAATCAAGGCGAGCCCTAAAAGCCGTTGCCTCGTCATTTTAGTCATTAGCCGTGTCCTCCTTTTCTCAAAAATTCTGTCTCACAGCATCATCATACTTGAGGCTTGCTCGATCATCTTAAGGTTGATCGTGTCGCCGCCCGTCTCCGACAGGATTCTGAATACATTTGAGAGGGTACGATCCAGAAGACGGAAGCAGCCAGTTTGCATATTGCACGCGCGGGCTCTGAGCTCGGACAATGCATCCGATTCCACCTTGTATCCATCAAGATAGCTCTCGACCTCAGCGAGAGAGAGGCCGCGGAGAGAAGCGTAAAAGTCCACCCGATTTGCCATCCGTGCAAGGTAGCTTTTAATCTGCGCTTCAAGCTTGGGTTCTCCTGCGATGACGATGCCGACATCTGACTGATCAAAGATCGCCCGGAGAATCTCCATCTTTTTCTGTGTATACTTCGAGACAAGCTTGTCCGCTTCATCGATGATAATGAGATAACCCTTGTTCGTATTGCAGTAATCGCGGATGCTGTTGACCCTGCACCAAATGGTGCCGTAGCCGGACGGAATGCCGAGAGACTTCTCGATTGCTTCAACTAGATCGCGGCTGCTCATGGTGTCGTCGCATTCTATATAGGCAACCCGCGGGAGCTTGGCATACTCTTTGAGAGTATAGGTCTTACCATAGCCGGAGCGACCAACCACAATGCCAAGGCCAATATACTCCTGGCAGGATTGGCACACACCGAGGACGGCCTTAGAATCCCGGCTTTCAAAGAACCGGGGCTTCTTTGCCTTTGATGGCTTGGATGGAGAAGGGAGGGCAATCTCTTCGCCCGTCTGCTTGGAAAGGTACTCCGCGAGGCGTGATTCGATGTCGGTTGTATCACTGTCATACTTGCCACTCAAATAGCGGGAGACTGTTGTACGGGAGTAATTGATCTCCCGAGCGAGTAAGGCGATGCTTTTGTGTTCATGTTCGAGATGGGCGTTAACCCTCTCGGAGAGACTCTTATTTTCGGTGTAGGTGGGGGCGGTTCTTACCGCTGCTGTGATTTCCATAATGTAACCTCCTTATTGGTTCATCGCTCTCAAGCGAGCGATCGCATCATTTGCTTTTCTGCCGAGGAACTCGTCTCCGGCCCCGGCCTTCTTTTTCTGTTGCTTGTTCGCTGCCGCCATTTCCGAACGGAATTCTTTGTCGTTAGGCAACGAAACAATCTTCTGATCTTTCTTCGCTTTGATGGTGAGATCGAACTTTCCGACTGCATCGGAGGGACGGCCTTCCTCGAACCTTGTCTCATATGGACGGGTCATGCCTTCCAGTATCTCGCGTATGTCGCGTTCATTCCGCCGTTGATCACGTAGGTGCTTCTCAAGCGCAGCCTGGGAGCATCGCTGACCAAACTGTAGAAGTTCAGCGGATACGGCCTCGCAGATTTTCCGACCCGTCTCGTCGTAAACATAAAGCTTTGTGACGTCGTCGATATCCCACTTGATGCCGACCGTCTTGCCGACATGGTAGCAAAGTTCGTAGTCAGTGTAGAGGGTTCCAAACTTTGTAATGCCCTGGTTCCTGACAAGGGCGGTGTCCGCCTTCATAAGCAGCATTGCTGCGTATTCCCTGGGCGGTGCTGCTTTTTCATAGCGCGGTCCGTTTTCATAAAGCTCGATCGGCGTGATCCATTTCTCTTTAGCGTCGCTGAGTCCACGGTGCTCACGGGTGTGGTACTTGTTGTTTTTCCAGTCCGTCCAGGCTTCAAAGAACTCTTCCATCGTGAGAAGCTCTCCGCGCTCAAGCATTCGGTCGACGTCTTTCTGCCGCTTGGCGTAGGTCTTCGATCCTGTGAGGGTACCCGTATAGCTTTCAAACCATCTGGAAAACTTATCACACACCGTCTTGAATAAACGCTCAATAGGCTTGTCCCATGGCTGATATGGAAGTGACCGCCCGACCTCCTCGATGCCGATTGACTGATAGAAGCCAATCGTCTCGGAGTCGAACTGAAACTCGATATTACGATCCTTGCGGGTTTGCCCGGTCATGCTGCGGGCGGTATAATCCTTGCCGTTGTCGATATGGAGGATTTTCGGAACTCCGCCAGGATCTCCGTAAAGCATTTTAACGAGGCTTTCCTTAAGGGTCTGATTGTTGACGTCGACACAGGCCACGTCTCCAAGAATTGTCCGGCTCCGCATGTCCATCCAAGCGACGAGTTTCGGACGAACCGCTTTGATCTTTCCGTTCGGTGCCGTCCATTGAACCCAGAAATCGAAGGTATGCGCATCGCCGATGACGTACTCCATGACCTCAAGAGTGGTAGCGTCGCGCTTGGCCTTAAGCATCTTCTTATTTCTCCATTCCCGTGTGCCGTTGGCGGCAAGGTAGCGGGCACTTTCGGCACCCGGCGTATCCATGATATGTTTTATGTACCGTGCCACCGTCTTGATGGAGGAGTAATCCTCCCAACTCCGGTCGCTCGCAATCTCTTCGAACTTCTCGAAAAGCATCTCGATTGTGCCGAGGTTCGCGGCGAAGTGCTTGTCGAACCAGATGTTTTCAATAACGGCTTTCTGCTCGTCGGTAAGGCTCGGGAAGCTTCCGATTTCCTTTGGTTTCCGGCAAAGGGAGAGGGCCCGGAAGTAATCCCGATTCTGCCCGTCTTCCTTCTCAATCCGCAATGCCCAGGCTGACGCCTCAAGGAGTCCGCCGACGTATCGGTAGAGCGTCGGAGTGCTCACCCCGAGACCCAGGGCAAATCGGTCTGCAAAGGTTGTGCGATCAGAGCCGCTGTAGTCAATGAACTCCTGGACTCGCTTCACTAGCTCAATCGCTTCATAGTATTGTTTCTTATGCGTCTCGACGTAGTGGTTGAGGTCTACCTCCGCATACCACGGCGTTGCCGCTATTCTCTGTTCTATGATGACATCCCTCCCGTCGATTTTCTGTGTAGCCTTGTGCGCCTTTCTCGCCTTAGAAGACAGAGAGGCAACGGAGACCATGATCTGTTCTTTCCCCCCGCATTCACGGGACTGTGCTTTTGTTTTAAAAGCCGTGGGGCTGCGCTTAATTCGTTGAGCGAGGGTCTTGTATTTGATGCCCTCAAACGCTGCGGCCTCCTCAATGGTGATATATACCTCCGGCACTAATTGTCCCTCCCTTCTATTTTTCATGCTGCAATGAGCTTCTGAACTTTATTCAGGTCGAGCTCGAGAGCCGCGACGATCGCCGGGAGATATTTCTCGCCCGAACGGATTCCGTAGAGGATGTAGCTTAAATATTGCGGCGACGTCCCGATCACGGCGGCAAGCTGTGTTTTGCTCATGTCTTTATCCGTTAAGGTTCTGGCGATGTACTTCCCGAACGGGGTGAGGTTGTTCCTGTCTTTCATCGCGATCCTCCTTTCTTATGATGTGTTTCTTAGATTTACTTCCATCCCTCTGTCCTGTATAATTAAAGCGTTATCAATAATCAACAGTAGGAGGGGTGATATCATGTTAATGACTATAAACTCAATTCGTGTCCGTCTCGGCTCCTTGGTCGAAAAAATGTGTACCGATGATTTCTGCCGTATTTATGAGGATAACGTCAGCTTTTATGAGAAAGACGCCAAGAAGGTTGTCATCAGCTATTTAAGCGAGAGCGATGCATATATCCGGATGATTGCGAAAAGCTTGAACAAGGCTGACGTTATCGATGCTATAAACCGCAATCTCTCCCCGGCTATAGTCTTCTGTGTCGGGTTGCGTTATCATTTGCTTTCCAGCCAATTGATGCAAGCGGATCAGGAAAACAATCTTGAAGTTCCAGCGGCGGACGAGGATTTCTTCGCGTACATGCTGATTGACTATTGCGAGGAACCTATTGACCAGCATCAATTGTAAGAGTATGAGGTACTCCGTTCGATATGTGATCGAGAATATCGCGTTTTAACTTTCCGCATTGAGTCGTCTGATTTGGCGGCTCTTTTCTTCTTGTTGCTTTTCTCGATTGCGAGGGCTCGCTGCCGATAAATGAAATGAGTTCATCAATGATCCTGCAAGCCTGGACTTCCTTATTCCATTCCTCGGCGTATCCTTCCTTTGGTTTTGCCATGAGGTAGTTTGCAGAATAGCAAAGCAAGTTGTGCGATTCACAATCGCGTTGCTCTCTCAGATAAGCAAGTGTCGCGCAAGGATCTGAGATTTTTTTGCTGATAACACTCCATGCCGGAATGCTCCCCGGTTTGTCATCGCTGAGGCCACGGGCCAGCTCGACGGCCTCCTCAAGAGAGTCTACGTCGTCGTACTCCATCGCTCCACGGTCACAATCAAGGCTCCCCGTATAAAGCTCCGGATCAATGATGCCATACTCGCCGAGGGCGGTACCGTCATACTCTTTTTTCTCGCGGTCGTTGTACTTCACAATCAGGTACCCGCTGATTATTTGGATCTTCTTCATACTGCTGCTCCTTTCTTCTGTCCGGATTGCCGGACCTATGCAGGGATAACCATTACGCTGTCGGTATTCTTATGCAGAATAATGATCTCTCCGTTCGGCTTCTGTCTGATGACGAGCCATTTTTCCGGTGAGAGACCCGCTTGTCCGATTTTAATTTTCTGCTTGCGGGTTGGTTTCTTACCGTGTCTCACGTAAATCGCCTCCTTTTTTTATTTCCTTTTTTTCTCATTTGTGCTATGCTGTTCTTGATTTAGTTTTTAATCCACTTTTTATTATATTGCGTATTTACGAGACTGTCAACATATATACGAGATTTATTTGCGTATATACGAGAGGAGAGTTTTCATGTTCGGTGATCTACTGAAAGAATTGCGCGCCAGGAAGAGCGTCACTCAGACTGATCTTGCAGCGGCAATCGGTGTATCAAACGGTAATGTTGGTGATTGGGAGAGAGGGAGAAGTAAGCCAGGGTTTGATGCGATCATTGCGCTTTCTCGTTATTTCGAGATTAGCCCGGCTCGAATATTAGGTATTCCGACGCTTGACCAAAGTTACACTTGTGATGGGATCCCTTTGTCAGAATTGGAAGCTGATTTGCTCGCTATGTATCGGCTTCTTGATAAGCGAAACCAGGAAGATATTTTTGACTATGTTAAATTAAAATATCAGAAAATGACTGGGGAAAAGGGGTCTATATTCTCAACATACGAAGACACGAAAAAACCGCAAAAGAGCGACCCAGAAAGCGGTAGCGGAATTGCTTAA